AGGGATTATCACATCCCGTTATCATGGTAGTGCATTATTATGATAGTAGTGTATAGACTTAGACTGGGGCTGGGACTGGTTGGATAAAGCTAAACTCTATTTGTAATTCATTGTGGCGATTCGATGGGTTTTGTAATGCTGAGAGGTGTGCCCCCCACATTGCGTCCCCCCATAAAAAAATTATGTTTCTGGCTTTGCAGTTGCCAGACTTAGACCTATGCGGGTGTGTGCTTGCGTAGGTCTTTTTTTGCTTGTTGTTTGCGGGTGGTAACTAAGGGTGTTGCAAGCACTCTGTCTTTATAGTATTATTAGGTTATTGATAGAGGTGAATATATGGTTATTACAGATATAGCAATTGACAAGGGTTTGGACATGCCTAAGAAGCGGGTGGTGTATTCGTACCCGTATGAGCAGATGGATGTTGGGGACAGTTTTAGTGTGCCTTTGAGTGCTCGTCAGAAGGTGCTTAATGCCAACTTCAGGGCTGCTAGGCGTTTGGGTATAGAGTTGACTGCTAAGACGGATGGAGAGGTTGTAAGGATATGGAGGACGAAGTAAAGCTCCAGCTCTACAAGAGCAGATTAAAGATAAGGCAGGAGATGAGACAGGCTTTGGTAACGATTAGTCCTGCGGGAAAGAGGAAGCTGGCTGCTCGGTGGCGGGAGGAGTATTCTGAATTGTTTTACAAAGAATTGCTCAGGTGTGCTAAAAGTGTGGATTGTCGAGAGACTGTGGCTAATTGGAAATTAGATGAACTTTGATTTAAAGAAGTTTTACAAGTTCTGCTCCGAACTCAAGATTGAGACAAAGGAGGAGGGCTTAAAAAAGATGGGTAACCTGTTGGGGACTCAGACGTATGTGATGGAGGAGATACAAAAGGGATTAGATGAGGACGTTCATTTCTTCGTTATTCTTAAAGGTCGTCAACTTGGTATTACGACCATTTCGCTTGCGCTTGATTTATATTGGCAGTTCACACACCCGGGCTGGCAAGGCACACTTGTGGCAGATACGGAGGAAAACAGGGACATGTTCAGAAGTACCCTTGGAATGTACATTGAGGGTCTACCGAAAGAATATAAAATTCCTTTAGTTGCCCACAACCGCAACCAGATGGTTCTCAAGAACAGAAGCAGGTTGTTTTACCAAATCGCTGGAAATAAATCTCGTTTGGGTCAGGGCAAAGCTATCACTTATCTACACGGGACAGAGACAGCTTCTTGGGGGAGTGAAGAAGGTCTAGCGTCTTTGACTGCCTCTCTTGCTGAAAAGAATGATGAGCGTCTATATATCTTTGAGAGCACTGCTCAAGGATTTAATATGTTTCACGACATGTACAAGACTGCCAAACGAGCTAAGACGCAAAGAGCAATCTTCTGCGGTTGGTGGAGAAATGAGTTCTACTCTGTTCCCGCTGACTCCAATATTTACAAGGTTTACTGGGATGGCAAGTTAACGGGTGAGGAGAAGGAGTGGGTTAAAGATGTAAAGAAGTTATATGGCTTTGAAGTCAACTCTAGGCAGATGGCATGGTGGAGATGGAAGATGTACGAGGGCATTAAAGATGAAGCCCTGATGTACCAAGAGTTTCCTCCCACTGAGGACTATGCGTTTGTGATGACTGGCACTTCCTTCTTCTCTAACAGCCGTTGCACAGAGGCTGCGAAAGAATCTAAAAAACTTAACCCTGACCACTACCGTTATGTATTCGGACAATTATTCCAAGACACAGAAGTGTTGCAATCAACAGAAAGACTGGGAACTCTCAAAATCTGGGAAGAGCCTATTGACTCAGCCTACTACGTCATCGGTGCAGACCCAGCCTACGGAAGCTCAGACTGGGCAGATAGATTCTGTATTCAAGTATTCCGAGTCTATGCTGATGGTCTCGACCAAGTGGCTGAATTTGCAACCTCTGAACTCAACACCTATCAGTTTGCATGGGTCATTGCCCACCTTGCAGGTGCGTACAAAAACTCAACTTTAAACCTTGAGGTAAACGGACCGGGTCAAGCAGTCATCAACGAGCTACGCAATTTAAAACGCTTGGCAAGCGCAGTAGGCGGGGCTGTGGGAAGAGATTTACATGATGTCTTGGGTAGTATGCAAAACTACATCTGGAGGCGTAACGATACGATGGGGGGCTTATCTAACTCTATTGGATACCTGACTACTTCCAACAGTAAAGAGCGGATGCTCCAATACATGAAAGATTATTTTGAACGCAGCATGATGAAAATCAGAAGTATGGACACACTTGAAGAAATGAAAGGCATTGTCCGAGAACAAGGATTCATTGGCGCACCGGGTAGGGGTAAGGATGACAGAGTGATAGCGAGTGCTCTTGCTGCTGTTGCCTACGCAGAGCAGGTACAACCAAGGATGATTGCTCACAAAATAACAAGAGCGGTGAGCGCAGCGCAGGAGAGTTTTACCCCTGAACAAATAACGGTTGGCAGAAATGTGAGTGATTACTTAAAGAGGATAGGAATGTATGGTTCATGATAAATTAACAATTGTTTCTGTGTATGGACATAACGATGGCTCTGCTGTCATTCCTAGCATTGTCAAGAGTATGCAGGAACTGCCCGGTAGTCGTGGGTTACTTATCTCTGTTTCAAAACCTAAGAATCTTCCTGAAAATATTAAATGGAAGAGAACTCACTTTGTTGATTATTTAGGTTACAGCGTCTTTATGATGCACTGCCTACATTCTTATATAAAGACACAATACTGTCTTATCGTTCAAGATGATGGCTGGGTTCTTAATGGCAAGAACTTTACCGAAGACTATTACCAATACGATTACATAGGCGCACCCTCGCACTGCGCTTTTGGAGACGGGCATCTGTATCTTAAATTTGCGTGGACACAGGCTACAGAGCCGGTGAGCGTTGTGCAAAACGGAGGATTCTCCCTGCGTAGCAAAAGATTTCTGGAGGCTTGTAACAAGCATGGCATTGTGCACATGAACTCCAACGATATACACGGGTGGAACGAGGACGCTCAGTTGTCAGTTATCTTAAAGCCCGTGCTAGAAAGTTACGGGTATAAATATTGCCCAATGGACATTGCCAAACAATTTAGTATTGAGTATGTAGGTGGCGGGTTTCACGAAGAAGGGTTTGATTACTCCAAGCTGGTGGGTCATCATGCCCAAACAAGAAAGTTAAAAGAGAACAACCATGTTGTCATACCCTGTAGCGTAGATGATGCGTGGCGTGAGTATGAGTTTTTAGGTTGGTTAGAGCAAAATGGCTATACCGTGGAGTACCATCATGCCCCCGTTATCCAAGCGTGAACTCAAAAGACAGATAAAACGATTCCTGAAAGACCCCGACAGGGGCATATCTCAGGAGCTATTTGCCCAATTAGCGGGGATTAATAGAGAACATATGCTCGATGTATTCATTTATGAGACTGAACTTTTAACGGAATACGTCCAATTGCGAGTTAGCAAAGCCTATCAGCAGTGGAAAGCGGGTAATGTGAAGGTCATGCAACGCATAGACAGGACTCGTTATGTCGATTACAGGAAAGAATCCAAGCCCGTGTTTGTCCCTCGCACAGGTTTGCAGGTAACTTCAGAGGGAATAAAGATAAAAGTTGGCATGGTTAACCGCCATGACTATTCCGAAATCACACTTGACGAAGCACTAAGGGGGTAACAATGGGCATACTAAGAGACTATCATTGCGATAAACACGGCATATTTGAGGCATGGGAAGCACAATGTCCCATGAAAAACTGTAATGGAGAGCTATCTGTCGTGCATTTGAAGCCTGTGGGCACAAAATCATCCAAAACTAAGTCTACAGACCAAAATCTAAAGAATTTGTCTCTTGACTTTGGTATGAACGACATTAAGAGTACCAAAGAGGGAGAACACCAAGAAGGTTACCTCAAAAGGAACAATAAGCTCACTGATAAAGAGTTTGCACAGGCTGGTGAGGCTATGGCAGCTACAACGCAGCAAAAAAACAAACATAATGGCGTTATATGGGGCGGTGGAGGAAATATCAGTATGAAATCTGTTATGGGTGGACAATTTAAGTCCGTTAATGGAGAATCGGTAGGTATTAACCCAAAACAGGCTGGAAACTTGACAGGACCAAAAGCCGCAAGTTATATAGGTGACCACGAAAACTTACAGGTGAAGAAATGAAGATACCCAAGAACCCGGTGGACAGAGAAATTTTTTATCTCAATCTGATTCAAAAATGTTTAGTCAGTAAAGAGGAAAGAAAAGTAGATTACAACTCCCTGCGTTCTTGGTATTTGTTTGGCAATGGACCTGATGAGAGTTCTGCCATCTATAACAAAATATATCCTCATATTGACCAGCTCACTTCCTTCCTCTATTCAGCAGAGACCACAAGATTCAGCATCAACACAGGTGCGTCTGTCCCCGAAGGTGAGCAAACAAAAGTTCCGTCACTTACTCGTGCTCTGCATGATGAGTGGCTTAATTCCAACGCTGACCAAGTTTTTTCTACAGCAGTTACGTGGGCACTCGCTTACAACACAACCTTTGTAAAACTTGTAATCAACAATGGTATTCACCCTTACATGGTTGAGCCTTCTTGCATGGGAGTCTTGAGAGAAGATACTCCTTACTCAGACAGACAAGAAGCTATTGTTCAAACTTATTACATCACCAAGTCTGAACTCTATGACCGCTTGTACTCTCATCCCAAGCGTGAAGAAATTGTCAAGCGTGTCTCTGCACAGCAACATGAGAGAACAGATATTGCAAACGGTATTGAGCGCATCATCATGTCTCAGTCCAACCCCACCATGTACGGTAATGTCAACTTAGACCTTGCTGGTCAGAATAGATACAAAGCTGTTGTCGCAGAAGAGACAGTAGAAATGACAGAGCTTTGGGTATGGAATGACGAGACAAAAGATTATCAAGTTGTAACCAAAGCCGACCCCGATGTAATCATTTATGACCGGGCTGGTGAATCTGTGTTTCTCAAAGGTGAGTTGCCTTTTGTGCAAGTTTGTCCTAACCCATTGTATGACTATTACTGGGGTAGCTCAGAGGTGCAGAGATTAATATTCTTGCAACAGATGAGAAATAAAAGGCTTACAGAAATCCTAGACCTTCTTGCCAAACAAGTAAGTCCACCTACAGCGTTAATAGGCTTTACAGGTATTCTTGACGAAAAGAATTTTGCGCTTAATCGCTCTGGCGGTTTACTAGCAACCGACATGCCTAATGCAAAGGTGGAGAAGTTAGCACCTACTATGCCTCCTGATTTATTTAAAGAGGTGGGTGAAATTGATTTAATGTTTGAAGAGGCTTCAGGCATTGTCAGCGTCTTGCAAGGCAGAGGTGAGGCGGGTGTTCGCTCCTCTGGTCATGCGAGCCAGTTAGCAAGACTGGGTTCTAGCCGTGCCAAGAAAAGAGCATTGGTAATTGAAGACAGTCTTGAGAAGGTTGCGACCCTCTATCTAAAGTGTATGCAAGTTTATGACAATACGCACTTTAAAGATATGGAGGGTCGCCCCTTTATTGCAGAACAATTTACAAAAGATTTCGTGGTGAAAGTAGACGCTCACTCCAACTCTCCCATCTTTATGGAAGACATGCGCCAGCTTGCGTTTAATTTATTCAAAGCTCAAGTCATTGACAAAGAGTCTTTGCTTGACTTGATAGAACCACCTATGAAACAATTACTTAAAGACCGTCTCAAGAAGATGGAAGAAAAGGGTCAGGCACAAGCTGCACAGCAACAACAGCAAAAGCCTCCCAAGGCAGAGGGTAAACCAGACTTAAAGCAGGTGGGATAATGGCAACAGCACCGGGTACTAGAAGTATGACTCAGCCAAAAGCTGACCAACCAAGAGTAGACACAGGTTCATTAAAAAGAAATGAATCAACTCCTAACTTGACATATCGTCAAACTGGAGTTAAAAACACGGGTGGGCGTAGTCAAAGAGATTATGCTCGCCAGTAACCAACTCAGGAGTACATGATGTACAAAGCAATGAAACGTGGTCGCAAGCACCGGAGATAAGTTTTCCGTGAGGAGAAGAAGGGTGTGGCTGCCTCCCCTCTGAAGTAGGTGACCGCTCTTTTAGGAGTCATTAACATGGCACGTAAAGCACGCAAAGGACGTAAGTCTCGCAAGTAATCAAGGGTAAAACCTTGATTGCCTAGAGCAACCCATCATTGGCAGTTGGATGAAAAATAACTGCCACCTATTGACAAAATGTTTGTAAGTGGTTACAAACAGGCATCAGGAGTTAATTATGAGTGTTCCGCAAGATAAGTTGATGGAGTTAATGCGTGGTAGCAGGTCTGCTGGCGCACAATCTCCTATGCCAGAAGCACCCTCGTCAGAGGCTATGTCTGATGCTCAAACACCTCCTATGGCTTCCCCCATGTCCACACCTGAACCTAAGATGGGTTCTAAGGAAGCTGCGCTAATTAACATTGGCATGGCTATGGACTTGTTAGAACAATCTTTACCTGCGCTTGGCTCTGAATCTATTGAAGGTCAAAAAGCTCTTGGAGCAATTAGACAACTCAGCGGATTGATTGGACCACGCAAAGGTAAAACAAATGAACTGCAACAAACTGAGATTCTTCAGATGATGCAAGCTCTCCCTCAAGCTGGTGGCGCAACGCCTGAAGGCAGAGCAATGGCAAGTGCGCCCGTCCCCGGTATGCCACCCGCAGGTGGTGCACCAACACCTCCCCCTATGTAAGGAAACATCATGGATTTATTTAAACCCCGTGGCGCAGCCGCACCCCGTAGACCTACCGATAACAACCAACAACATGGCGTTATCACAAACACTCCCCGTTTTGCACAGTTCGGTGGATTGAGTGCTCCTGCCAAAATTGGCAAAATGGGCATGGCTGTTGTCAAACCTGCTGACGGCAAAAAAGTTATATAAAACATTAAGAGGGTAACACGATGTCACTAGAAAACATTTCCTTAGAAGCCCGTGATGAGTTAGCAGCACTTGCTCAAACTCTTGCGGAGAATCCTGAGACACGCAAAGACTTTCTTCGCATGACTAAGCGGGTCAAACCTGACCTGCCTATTCCTGAGTTGGATATTGAAGACTATACAAATCGGGCTGTTAACAAGTCTGAAGAGCGTGTACAGGCGTTAGAAGCAAAACTACGTGAGCGTGATGCAATGGAAGAATTACAAAACCGCAGGAAATCTTTGATGAAAAAAGGATTGATTGCTAACGAGTCTGAGGTTGGTGACGTAGAGAAAATCATGTTGGAGCGTGGCATTACAAACCACGAGACAGCAGCAGAGTATCACCAGTGGATGAAACAAGCAGCCGTACCGACTTCTTCAGGATACAACCCTTCAGCCGTCAAACAATTTGACCTGAACAAGTATTGGAAGAATCCAGTGGGTGCTGCTCGTGAAGAAGCTGCAAGAGCACTTAGTGACTTACGTAAACCCGTAAGACCTATTGGCTTGTGAAGAGGGTATTGGTGGGAATCATTCGAATGAATGTTCTCGTGGCAAAATGTAACAAGGAGCTATTATGGCAATAGGTGGTGGCATCCTTCCGGCAACAGGCAGTTCGCAATTTAACGAACTAACCTATGTCACGAGAAGGGCTTTCATTCCAAAGTTGGTCGTACAACTTTACAACTCGACACCGCTGATGGCAGCATTGATTGCAAACAGTCAGCAAGCCTCTGGTGGTGTTTCTTCCGTAACCGTACCCGTCCAAGGTGCACAGTTTGTAAATGCTCAATGGTCTGATTACAGTGGCTCTTTTGCCCAACCTTCAGTCCAGCAAGGTGCTTACAACGCTGAGTTTGACCTGAAACTGATGATTTCTCCCGTGCCGTTCCTCGGTATGGAAGGCGCAGTTCAGCAAGACGCAGCAATTATCCCGTTGATTGAAGCTCGTATGAACGATGCAACCAACGTGATGATGGACGCTATGGCAACATCTTTGTATAACAATACAACAGATACACAACAGTTTATCGGTCTTCCTGCTGCCGTTGCCAACTCAGGCACATACGGCAACATTGACCGTGCAACATACACATGGTGGAAATCCACTCAGTATGCTGCTGGCTCTGTGAACCCAACTCGTCAAAATATCCTTCAGTACATTTCAGGTACTGTAAAAGCTGGTGCAGAAATGCCTAGTTTTGGTATTTGCGGTTTTGGTACATGGACTCTTTTAGCTCAAGACTTTGTAGGTCAAGAGCAATACGTCATCACCCCCGGTTCTGGATTTGACGGTGACAACAACGGTCCTCAAGCAGCTTTCCGTGCTTTGATGGTTGCTGGTGTTCCAATTTATCCTGACCCATATTGCCCAGAAGGTACTGTGTACTTCCTAAACACCAACTATCTCTCGCTCTACATCCATGAGCAAGGTTCGTTTGTGTTTACAGGATTTGAGTCCACACTCCCGAACTGGCAAATTGGTTATGTTGGTGCGGTATTGATGATTGCCGAATTGGTGAACGTCAAACCTAAAGCCATGACCAAGGTGACGGGTTACAACTACCTCTCACTATAAGGAGTCACAAAAATGGCATTAGGTTTAAACAAAATCATCCTTGCTGGTCAAACGACCAACGCAGCAGGTGCGTACTTCTCGAATACAACTGTTACAGCTACAAATGCTGGAGCATTGATTCCTGCCGGTACATACTTGATGTTTCCCGCTGCTAACGTAGTAGTGACTGCTAACACAGGCGCATCTTTTTCAGTTCTTCTTGCCAACAACACTGGTGGCATGTTGATTTCTGACGGTGTAAACGTAAAAGCAGCATCTGCAATCGCTGGTAACGGAGTTGTAACCTTGCTCACCATCAATGGTGGTGTGTCAGCAAACAGCTCATATACAACGTAAGGAGTCAGCATGGCTAACTCAAACGCTGTAGGCTCACGGTATCCAGATAATTTTGGTAATTATCTCATTGGTTCTACTTCTGTTCCCATAGGTTTGGGAAGCACTGGTAATGCTATTGCGACAATACCAACTATCGGTACTAGCTACATTGTTAGACGTATTACTGTTAACAATGCCAACGGAAGTGTTGCTCTTGCTAACGTCACTATCATTGCCAGCAGTGATGGTGTTGTTGCAAATGCAGTGTCTAACGCTGTTGTTCTAGGTAACATTACAGGCGCAACCAAATATCAAGATTTGAATCTGACGGCTAATACCGCCACAACAATCTTCTCTGGTTCGTTGTTTCTATGTGTTAATACGGGCGCAGCCGCAAACAACTCAGTTGACATAGCGGTATATGGTGACGTTGTAACACTATGAGTGAAGTTGTCTATGTAACCAACAAAAGCGGCAAAGATTTAGTTATTGACTATTGCTATGCCGACTATGTGTTTCCTGTCAACAAGACGATAGAAGTATCTGTCAAACTTGCTAAACATATATTTGGTTACATGGACGATGACAAAGAAAAGTATCTGATTTCGCTAGGTCTGATACGTTTTCATAGTGAACTTGAACAAGCAACAAAGAGGTTGGCTCTGTACGAAATTACGGAGTCACCACCTGTAAAAAACAGCTCGTTACCCTCGGCTGTTGGCGTAGTACCTCTGCGTGTTGAGAAACACGCTGGGGGAAAGGTCATCGCTAGGGCAGCCTAATATGGACATTAGATGGCAACTCTCAACTCCTACCTCACGGAAGTTCAGAGGCTCTTACACGATGCGAACTATGTTTTTTGGTCGCAAACAGAGCTAACTGACTACATTAATGACGCTCGTGAGAGGGTCGTTAGAGACACGGGTTGCAATAGGGTTTATCAAACATCTTATGTTCCTTTAGCTGCTGACGGCACGGCAGCAACAGCTTGGGCTGAAGGAGCTACTGTTACAACTAACAGTTATGTTTTTTCTAACATCTTTATTTATAAAGTGGTTACCGGTGGGGTGCTAGGTAGCACCTCTCCTCCATACCCCGCTTCTGGCTATGCGTATCCTCCTTCTACATCTTTTACGGATGGTACTGCTACCCTGCAATACTCTGCACCTGCTGAGATTATTCCTTTTTCCGCTTTACCGTCTGGCAATCAAACGCTAGACGTTATTAACATTAACCTGTATTGGGGAAATAGCCGTATTCCACTGCGGTATTTACCATTTACAAACTTTAACGCCCAGCTCAGATATTGGCAAAACTATGTAGGAAGACCTATTTGCTTTAGCATTTACGGTCAATCTCAGATATACATAGCACCAGTGCCTGACCAGTCTTATGTCATAGACCTAGATACGGTTGTTTTACCCACTGCATTAAGTCTTAGCTTACCTAATGCAACTGACCCTATCAATGACCCCTACACCACGCCTGTAGCGTTTTATGCGGCTTATAAAGCCAAGTACAAAGAACAAAGCTACGGAGAGGCTGAAATATATAAACAAGAGTACATGAAACAGGTTAACTCTGTACAGAACTCTGTGTTTACAAGACGTATCCCTGACCCTTACTCTAATCCGTTCTAATCATGGCAGCAGCAGAACAGAAAAAATCATATGCTGTAATCAAGAACTTTAAGGGCTTGAACACAAAAGCTAATAGAACAGCTATTGATGAAGAAGAATTCGGATGGATAGAAAACGCCATGCCGGTAGGGTTTGGCAACATCAAAATTGTTCCCGCACAAATAACTCTTAAAGATGGTAGCAATGCTGCCGTCTCTTTTGCTAACACCGTAACAACCCTCACATCTTGCAATATTGGTCTTAACGATTATTTGCTAGGATTTGAGGCTGACGGCAGGTCTGAGTATTACAAGCTAGACACTGGTGCAAAAGCAAACGTGGCGGTCACTGGTACATTCTCATCTGCAAATGTGGCTGTTGCTCAGTACAAAAATGAGCGGGTGTTTATAGGTGACCCTGACAATGGTTTGTTTACATGGGATGGAACAACCATACTTAATGTTGGCTCAGTTGGTAGCATAGGAATTACCGCAGTAGGTTCAAGCTATGTAACCGCTCCGTCCGTCACTATCTCAGCCCCCAATCAAACAAACGGTACACAAGCTACTGCTACTGCTTATATTTCAGCAAATGCGGTATCTGCTATTTCTATTATTAATGGTGGAACAGGCTACACGGCTTCTCCTACCGTAACTCTTGCGGGAGGTGGAGGCAGTGGCGCAACTGCTATTGCCCAGCTTCTCACATTCAAAAAAGGCGCACTCTACATTTCTGTTACAAAAGGCGGGTCAGGATATAACCCTTCTTCTGCGCCAGCAGTAACAATTACTAGCGGTGGTGGAGCAAATGCCACTGCTACTGCTATTGTGGCAGGTAATGCAGTAACCTCTGTGATTATGACTAACGTGGGTAATAACTTTACCTCTGCTCCAACAGTCACGATAGCAGCCCCTCCAACGCCCACAGGCAACACAACCGCTACCGCCATAGGTGTACCTAACCTAGACCAGATTTCAAGCGTAGCAACCTTCTCTGGTCGTGTGTGGGTGTCTACAGGTCGTACTGTTACTTACTCTGCTAGTACAAATCCTACAGACTTTGTTTCTGTATCCGCAGGTAGTGTGACTTTGACGGACGAGACATTGCACGGCAACATACAAAATATGTTATCTGCCAATAACTTTCTTTATATTTTTGGTGATGACAGTATTAACGTATTTTCAGATTTAAGGGTTTCTACTGCTGGAACTACTTTGTTTACTAACACCAACGTCAGTGCGTCTGTTGGTACTAATCTTAAATACGGCATTTTCCCTTATTTCCGTTCTGTTCTTTTTATGAATAGATACGGTATGTACGCTCTTGTTGGTTCAACTACCAGCAAGATTAGCGACCCGCTAGACGGCATCTTTCCTTACATAGACTTTACCCAGCCTGTAACGGGCGGTCAGGTATTGCTCAACAATATTTTGTGTGCAGCCTTCAGTTTCTATGTCAGTTCTACCTTGCCATTTATCACAGGTTCACGATTTGTACAGGCAGTCTTTTTTGAAAAGAAATGGTTTATTACTTCACAGGGTAATTCTCTAGGGTATGTTACCTCTGCTCCTATAGGCGGTCTTATCAACCTCTATGGTGTATCTGGCACTAATCTATACAAACTATACGGGGACAATACTGCTAATGTCTCTAGTACGATAAAGACGGCTCTTTCTCCTATGAAAGACCCTATTCGTACTAAACAAGCATTAAAATTTGGCATAGAAGCCACACTATCAAATTCAGCTACTTTTGTAGTTACTGTTGATAGTGAGTCTGGCTCTAGTCCGTCTTATACGTTAACCAACACATCTATTGACTGGGTAAATAACTCAAGTCAAGTTGTTGTTTGGACTAACGCATTTAGCACAACAATCCCGTGGATTTCTTCTGGTGGGTACAACTTGTACAAATCAGATGCACAACAGTATGGTAAATATTTGGGGTTAACAATGACATCGTCTGACCCCGGATTTATCGTAAACACGTTTGAATTTGAACATGAATTAAGAGTGAGGTTCTAAATGGCAGTACCGTATACATTTGCAACTGCAACAGGGTCTATACCCTTGTCTCAGCTCGACACTAACTTTGGAACAGGAATTACTATAGGTAATACTTCTGTGCAGTTAGGTAGCACTATCACAACTATTAACAACACAACTCTTGGCAATGTCACCATTACAAGCGTTGGTCAGGCTTTTCCTAACGGTTATCTAGCCAACAGTAATGTGATTGTTGGAACAACAACATTAACGCTAGGAAGTACAGTAACTACACTTGAAGGGGTAACGCTTGGAAATGTAACGATTGCAAGCGGAAATGTCACTATTACTAATGTTTCTGTAACTACAGCCAATGTCAGTGGTACTGCAAATATCAGTAATTTAGTGGTTATTAGTAATGGTAGTTTTGGTGGTAATGTAACTATAGGTGGTAATGTTACTGCTAGTTTAGGTGGAACATTAACAAATGTGGCGGTTGCAAATACAACTGTAACTAACTACACAGAATCTGTTGTTGCGATAGGAAACTCTAGCACCTCTAAAACAATATCTTTGACAAACGGTACTGTGCAGACTGTTACTTTAACAGGTAACTGTACGTTTACTATGCCTACCGCTACTGCGGGAAAGTCATTTATTCTTATACTTTCTACGGGTGCGGGTTCATTTACAAGCACATTTACAAGTGTAAAGTTTCCTAACAATGTTTCTCCTACGATTACGACTACGGCAAGTAGGTGGGATATATTGACATTTGTTGCTGACGGTACATATTGGTTTGGTAACTTTGCACAGGCTTACGCATAATGTTTGCTAGTAAAGACATATTCTTAACTGCTCCTAGTGGCTACACAATTAGCCGTAGTGTGCGAACACGCTCGTCTGCGTCTGCTTACTTTAATAGGACTCCTGCAAGTGCGGCAACTGACGGAAAAAAGTTTACTTGGAGTTCATGGATTAAACGTGGTTCTGTAACTGCTACATACACTTGTTTATTTGCCGCAGACCAAGGTGCTGGAACAACTCAATTATGTTATTTTGATTCAACTGGAATTTTGTATTTTGCTACTGGAGCATCAACGCAAAAAACTTCTGTTGCAGTATTTCGTGACCCATCTGCTTGGTATCATATTGTTGTTGTTGGTGACACAACACAAGCAACTTCAAGCAATAGAATGGCACTTTATGTAAATGGAGTTCAACAAACATGGACTTCTGGAACTGACCCATCATTAAACGGAATTTGGCAAATTGGAAAACAATCTATTTTGCAAGGTATTGGTTTTGGTGTTGGCTCTGCGACATCAACATACCTTGATGGCTACCTAACCGAAATAAACTTTATTGACGGACAAGCATTAACACCATCATCTTTTGGGTCTACCAATGCAGTAACAGGCGTATG